AAATCCGCAACGAGTTCGTCCACCATGTCGTCGAAGCGTTCACCGGCCATGTTGCGCCTGTGAAGCTCGGTGTATTTCTGTGGCGTCAGCTTCCTGAGCGCCTCATACCGAAGCCATCCAATCGCCAGTTCTTCACTTGAAAAACCGCGCTTCGCATCGGACAGCTTGTAATTGAACCAGACTAGTTGTTCTGTGGTCATAATCATTTTGTCCCGCACCGAATCAGACACGGGGCGGATTGGTTTCGTTCAAAGGTTTGTCGTATATCGAATTCGATTTCGGTTGGGGTTAGGGTCACAACTCCACCTTTCCTGTTGCGCGGAGGGCTTCTAAAACAATCGTGGCATTGTATTTTGCTGCCGAGTGTTCCTGTTCCGTTTCCGCATCTAAAATCGCCTTTCCGGCCTGCGCGAAGGCGATGAGTTCGGGGAGTGGGATTTCTTGTTGCAGTGTTTCAACCAACGGACCGCGGCAATTATCCCAAAACAGATAATCTATGCCGTGCCCGTTGGTGTTAATCATTTGCGATTCGCTTAACCGCAACGCTTCGTGTTGTGCCCTGGCCAGTTTCCAAGCCATTGCTTCCGCCTGTTCTTGTGGTGTTTTGTTCATGTTTATTTCGATCAGGTTCGATTCGCTTTAAATACCCTGCCGGGCCGCTGCTATTTCACTCACCGCATTGATGCAATCCTCAATTCCAAGCAGCTTGCAATGGTGGGCCTGCCATGCTCCAGTTCCTTCCATGCTAGTCCTGACCAGATCCTCATTGTCCCGTATCTGAATCAGCTTGGCCATGATCGTTTGGTATATTTCTCGTTCTGTATTTGTCATGTTTTGTTTTGGTTTAACCGCTACAGACGCTTTCGTTTCGGGGTCACCCTGCCGGGCGACTAGGAAGCCAGAAACAATAGGGCATCTCTAGCGAATTTAGGTTCGCTTTTCGTTACTGGTACCAGATTACCCGCTTCAGGCTCGCATTTGCCCTGTTTCTCAAGAGCATAGCTTGCGACTAATCTGTCCTATGTTCACCGCAACCAACTAGGCGGGGCCTTCTTTTAACCTGCCGGTGTGACTGAGGTTCTCAGTTTCCAACATTTTTCATACACTCAACGGACTCGCGCTCCCGAAGTATCCGGCTATATCAGCTTTGTGTATGGGCTTATTACGGGCTTGATGTATCTTACGTTATCGCGATTTGAACCGCATTTGGTTGCTGTGTTTGGCCGGTAATTGCCGACCTTGTTCCGCCATACACTGCTCTGGTCTGGCCAGAATGACAATGTAGCTCGGTAAAATTGGTGAGCGAGGCAGGGATCGAACCTGCATGATTTAGGGGCTTAATGGCTTGCCCTATTTCGTTATAGCACACAATGCGGCCAGCCGTGCGCTGCGTAAACCAATTCCGCCACTCGCTCGTAAATTGAATTCGTCCCGCCGCGAGAGTCCGGTTTATTATCAAGCTCACGCTATTCCTTCGGACTCGCCGTGATTCGAGCGTGCTCTCTCGCGCTTCGCCTCCCTGTTTCACCAGAAGAGTATCGGCCAGCACAGGCGCGGGACGAAATTGAAAAGGCATACATTCGGGTATGCCAGCCGGATGCAATCCGCCAATGCAACTTAGCTCTGGATAATTACGTCTCTCCAGACTCGGGGATTCAAAGGCGGCAGTGCTCAGTTCAATGTGAGCAAGAACACCGGAGCGGGTGTCGTGTCTAGTTCCACCAACTGCCGCAAAAGGATTGGCGCGGGAAGTAGGCATGAGAAGGAGAGCTGCGATGCGGTCCTTTGATTCAGTCGCACCCGCGCCAATAAACTTGTTGTTCGTATTCATGCTACACTTTCGACCTGCATCACACCTGCATCGCGCCACGAACTTAACACTTGCCTTTCCCCGCGCAAGGATTATTTTCAGGAAAATTCAGGTTAACGATAAAGGCCAGCAAACATGATAAAAAGGCGCAAGCCGGTAGATATCAGCCAGACCTCCGCCCGTCAACTATGCGAAAAGCATAAGTTCGATCCGTTTGAGGAAATGATCCTGTGCGTCAAGAACCGGATACCTGTGCCGCGAGGGGTTGACCCGGATGTGCTCAAGCCGATGCTGCAACGGTACGACCTGGTTGAAGAGGATGGGAAACAGTGGTTGGTGTTGCCGGTCAAGGACAAGCTGGACGCGCTGGACAAGTGCTGCCGCTACACCCGGCCCGTGCTCAAGAGCAGCGAAATCAAGGATGTGAAGGATTATACCCTGAGGGTAACGGTCAAGAAGTTTGGTGAGGTGGAGAATGGGAACGGAACAGTCGTTGATGTGACGCCTGAGCTGGTTAAGCAGATTGAGGATAACACAAATGCCTGACATTGAACTCCCACACAGATACACCCCTCGCCCATACCAGCAAGCATTGTGGAATCATTTCGTGCCAAACGCTGAGCGCAAGCGTGCTGTTGTTATCGCTCACCGCAGATGGGGCAAGGATTTGGCCGGGTTAAATTTGGCAGTAACTTTGTCACAACTGAAGGTTGGCACCTACTGGCATTGTCTCCCGTTCTGCCGTCAGAGCCGCGCCGTTGTGTGGAACGGAATTGATTCAAACAATAACATACGGTTGATGGATCACATACCGGAAGAGTTGATTGATAGAAAGAATGAAAATGAAATGAGAGTGCACTTCCGCAATGGCAGTATTTGGCAGTGCATTGGCGGCGATGACATAGATAGGCACGTCGGAACAAACCCTGTCGGAGTTGTGCTTTCCGAGTATGCAATTATGGACCCCGCCGTTTGGGATTACATCCGTCCTATTCTGCGCGAGAACAAAGGCTGGTGTCTAATCATCACAACCATTCGCGGAAAGAACCACGCATACAAAATTGCTCAGGACTATGCGCGGCTGCAAACATCGAACCCGAACTATCTTTACGTCAACCAGACCATTGACGATACCAAGGCGATAAGCGCGGCGGACCTTGAAGAGGAAAAGCTGTCCGGTATGAGCGAGCAGCTCATTCGTCAGGAGTTTTACAACGACCCGGAAATCCCCCTGCAAGGCGCTTACTACGTTTCGGAAATCACCAAGGCGCACAAGGAAGGCCGCATTACGAACGTTCCATACGAACCAAAGGCATTGGTGCACACCGCGTGGGACATTGGGTTCTCGGACTTCACGGTCATTGCGTTCTTTCAGATCGTAGGGCAGGAGGTTCGGATCATAGATCACTACGCAGCGTCAGGTGAGGAGATGAGCCATTACGCAAGAATTCTCAAGGAAAAAGAGTACGCGTTTGGGGATCATTTTGGTCCCTGGGATTTGAACCTGAAACAATTAGCAGCCGGTGGCAAATCAGTCTGGGACGTTGCGCGTTCGCTCGGCATCAAGTTTCGCGTCACGCCCCAGCCCAAATCGAAACTGGACGGCATCGAACAGGTCCGTAACATTTTCAACCGATTGTGGATTGACAAAACCAAGTGCGCCCGGTTAATTGAAGCCCTGTCAAGTTACCGTAAAGAACTGCTGCCTGAAAAACTGCAACAAACCGGCGTGGGTGAAGACATGAAAATCTACAAAGACACCCCGCTCCATGACTGGACCTCACACTTCGCGGACTGTATGCGGGTGCTGGCGTGGAACATTCAGAAATCGTCCCGGAAGGTGGAGCTTCCGCAGCGGCAGCGCGATACGGTCAGTTACCTGTAAACATGAACGAGAAAAAACTAGTTTATTTAGCGATACCATACTCACATCCAGACGAATCGGTCAGAAACTTTAGGTTTGAAACAGCTAACAGAATCGCATCAGAGCTGATGCGGGCCGGGCTGTTTATTTATTCTCCAATCAGCCACAGCCATCCAATTGCCCTCGCTGGCGGGCTTCCTCTTGGCTGGGATTTTTGGGAGAAATACGACCGCGCAATTCTGGAATCGTGCTGGAAAATAATCGTTGTGCAAGTTGACGGCTGGGACAAGTCTTCCGGCGTCAGTGAAGAAATCAAGATTGCAAAAGAACTCGGCCTGTGCGTTGAATTTATTAAACCATGAAATACGAATACCTAATCTGGTCCCCCACCTCCGACATGAGCGCGGTCAGTTACCTGTAAACATGAAACAATACTCAATAAAACTAACGGCTGAAATCGTTGATAGCACACACAAGGAACAAGTCATCTTTCAAGACTTGTCGTTTGTGGCCGCTTCGCCAGCAATTCACGACGCCATCGAGTCGATGGGTGGCAGCTTTATTCGCGGCCTTTCGATGTCTTTGAGCCGGGACACAATGCTTAAATCCGACGCCAAGCAATATCTGTCTGACCTGGAAAAACAAACCAAATGAAATACGAATACTACATCTGGGCACCAACCGACTCATGGCCACTGGAAGAAATCCAAGCCGAATTCAACAAGCTCGGCGAAGCGGGCTGGGCCTTCATCAGCCGGGACGCTGTTGGGCGGAATGTGTTCATGAAGGTCAAATCCGCCACAAGCACGGCCACAACGGTTGTGAACGCAGCCGCTCCGGTTGACCGGCAGGCTAGGCGCGAGGAGTTAAAGACCAAGGGAAAGGTGGCAAGGCGTTGACCCCAATCGAGAAAGCCGCTGACGTTTACCGTAACGAGTGGTGCGCTAGGTCTTTTAAACAAGACCTAGAGCTTCACTTGTTATGCGGCTGGGTCATATCCTCCCCGCGCTTTTTCGTCATGGGCAGGCCGGTTTGCTATTGGGCTTGGTCCGCCGATCAAATCCTCGATCCTTTCCATAACACACCTGATGAGCCGGACTGCTGGCATGTCTGGCTGGCCGCAGGCGACCTTAAGGAGGCGCTTAAATTCCTTCCTTTCCCCTTGCCATACATCTCTTTTGAGCGTAAGAATGTCCTCAAGATGTATTCGTTTGACAAGTTTGTCAGCAAGTTATGAGTGATCCGTATCACGACATTTCTTTTTTTTGCCCTGAACGCTTTAACGTTAACGCTGTGACGCGGTGTTACAAGGGCGGTGGTGGTGGCTCGGCTCCAAAGCCCCCGGCTCCTCCGCGTCCAGAGCATGTGGATCAGCCACACGGCCAGCAAAAGGCCCCATGGATAGAACGGCACCAG